AGTAGGGAGTGAGTCATAGTGATGAGTCATTCTAATCATAGGGGAAGGGGGAGGTGCGGTGCTGAAATTTTGACAAGTCCGCGGAGGTCTCAAGTTCAATTTTTTTGGCATACAATCCCCTACACCTCGGTGTCCCCTATAGGAGGCAAAAAGACAAAATTGATTTTCTCCTCCGCTTGAGGACGGAAGCAGAAATACGCTCAGCAAAAATGACTCACGCATACTCTCGGTCTCAAGTCAGCAATTCTCACAACGGCGGTGGTTTGACGGCGTGTGGGACTTTCTGTTTCGGGGAAACTGACAAGTTTCTTGAAGAAGAACCATTCAAGTCGCTCACTGAGAAGAAACTCCTCAAAAGATTTACAGATGACCTCGGTGCTGAAAGGATACAGATTTTCAGTGAATCAACTGGAGGTCGTCTTGAACCAGAACACATTATGCTAGCACTTGTGAAACCTCACATCGGTGCTAACTGGATGCTGGATATGAGGGGTTCGCCAGTTCTGGGGAAACAGATGGCACAAGAAGAAGCACAGAAATACATCATCAGTGTCTTGAAAAGAATGACTATCCCAGTCTCAAAATGGTGCTTCGCAGAAGGAAAGAAGCAAGGGTGCTGGAGCATTCAAAAGGGATATGGGAAATATTGTTTCGCAGTTTCTATGAATGAATCTTATGCCTACGCAAATAGCATCAATATGAAACAGATGACTGAAGAAGAAAGGTCAAAGGGAAGGACAATGATGGAGGTTGAGAAGATGGCATCTTGTCGTTTCATCTATTCACAACCAGATGGAGAAGCAGATTATTATCACCTCAAAGAAGCATTCAAAGAAAAGAAAGAATGGTTTTTGAAAATGCGAGACAATTATGAAGAATGGCACAAAGAATTTCTTGAAATAGGAAATCCAGATTCTCCTTACTACACTGAGGAAGAAGCAAGAGAACAATATCTTCTTGAGTTTCACAAAGGTCTCACTTTCCTTAGGGACACAAAGGTCTGGATAAAAAAGTTTCGCACAGCAATCAAGAATCTTCAGTTCCCTCTCGCAAAAGAACTTCTCACAGAACTCTCAGCAATCAACACAGAATATATTGAATGGTGGCGTGAGTTTGTGTGGGAGAGTGAAATCAAAGAAGCAGAAGAGCGTGGAAGAAGTCAAGACAAAGAACTTTCGGAACACGCTTATATGAAATATTATGAATACGCAAAATATTCTTATCAATCTTATGAGAAGGAACTCAATAATATTGTTGAACTTGCTAATTATATTGAATCTCAATAAAAATCAAAAATCACAAAAAAAATAAAAAATGAGAAATAACAAAAAAAAGGGAGGATAGGGAGGGGATTTTTTAATCATAAATTTTTTTTTTGACTGAGATTTTGCCTCCCTTCTCTCCCTAATAATCATTCAACTGAGGAATAATCTCAATAAATTCAAATAGCATATTGTAATCTTCTACTTCCCATTCGCGTTCTCTGTATGACAGAAGATTCTTGCGGAAGAATGAACCATATTCTAAGGGAGGGATTTCATAAGGGTTTTCTATATCTGGTCTTGTTGTTTGTGGTATATACATTGTTGTTATATTATTCTCAAGAACTATATATTCTTTAGCACAATATTCTTCATAAAAATCTCCTATCCAAGGGTCAATATCATTGAATTGTCTAACAAGTTCTTTGTTATGAAATGCTTGATTCATAGCAATAGCAGAGGGAGTAGATAATCCTTTAAAATAAAAAATAATTTTATTAAATAAATGAGGTTGATAAAATATTAAGTCCCCTAGCATATATTATTGTTTAATTTTTTTTGATTGATTTTCTTCTATTTGTTTCTTCATTTTCTTCTCAGCAAGTTTCCTACGGAGTCTATCCTTTGTTGATTCTTGACGATTTCTTCCGTCCTCCCAAAGAGGTCTCTCCTTCATATCTGTTCCACCACGGAGCGTAATCTTCCGCTTGTCGCCAGTGCTGGATTTGAACTTCCTAGGCATTATGAATGTATGTTTCTGCTTCCCTCCTCAGCACAAAATCAAAATCAATTTTGTTATTTTAAGATTCAATCCCGAAGTTCCACGGGCATTTCATTTGCGAGTTCCCGAAGTTCTAGTGCTTCATTAAGGGACTCACACTCTTCACAAAAATCTCCTTCAAGAATTCCGTCTGTTCCACAACCGCCCAGACAAAGAGTTTCCCACGATTGTTCTTCTGCTTCCGAGTCCGTATCTGGAAAATCACTATCCGTATAAATAATAGGGTTTCCACAAGTGAGATTATCACAACCGCTTTGCGACACTGAGTATTCATCATCACTTTCACAATCACACCCAGAGTCCTTTATCCAGCAAGACTGACACAGATTCCAGTGATAAGGGTGTTTATTTGAGTAATCAAGAACACCCCACGATTCACTTTTCTGTCCGTCAGCAGTCCCTTCAAGGGTCTTCCACGCTGGTTTATTATCACACTGCGAGCATTTGAGATTTGCGATTGAGTAGTTGTTGAAAGGCATATTGTTGTATTGTTATTCTTCAGCAGAGACAGAATTTTCAAAATCAATTTTGTTTTTTTAAATAACCTTAACTAAGTTCTGGAAGTCTAACTGACTGCCGTGTCTAATGAATGTTTGTTGTAAGAGTGGGTTGAGAGTTGCTCCACCATTTCTGCTTGCTGGTAATCTGGCAGAACCAGTATTTACTCCAGATTCAATTGTTAGATTATAATCTTGATTGACAAAATTTTGAATTCCACCCATATTGAAGGTGAAGTCAGCACCGATTCCTTGAATATTAGGTTTTGTATTATCACCAACTCCATTAGCACCGGGGGCAGTGCCGTCGTAATCTTCTGTTAGAGAGTTTTCTAATAATTCTAAATCTGCTGAAGAATGATAAGGTTCAACACCTCCTAGTAAGGCACGCTCGAACTGCTTTCTTACTTCAACGTCTCCCATTGCTGTTGATTTTTTAATTAGGGTTTCTGCTGTAGTATCACCAGCAAAAGCACCACCTCGCACGAATTCATTATTAAATTTTGGTTGAAGTTCTGTTTTGTAATCAAAAGGAAATCTTAATCCATTTTTCGCTTGTTGATTTGCTTTGTGTCCTACTGGGTGTCTAAAATTATTAGCATTTTTCTCAGTGTTATTTGTCTGGTCGTTGTCTAAATATACATTAACCATTGATTTAACGAACTGAAGTTGTGGTGTGTAAGAACTGCTATTGATATTTGATTGAACGTCATTTATTAAATTCAATCTTGAATTAAGCATAATTCCTTTAGGATATGAAGCATTTTCTTCTGGAGTGGGAACAACGTAGCGTCCTTCTAATTTTAAATTCTTAAGATTGTATGATACTGTTTTAGCAAAGTCGGCATTTGCTTGGGCGGCGGTGTCTCTTGAGCGATGGCGTGTGTTGAAGAAAGCACTATCGGGAGCAAGGTGAATAGTTATTAAAAGACCTCCCATATAGTCTTGACCTAAGTGAAGAGGTAATGTATTTAATAAATCTGTGTTGATTTTTATTGAAAAGTGTTGTCCCGTATATCTATCGCTGTCTCCGTCATTATCAACTAGGGTTGCTGAGTTTGAGGCATTAAGCATTCTGCGATTAATATGAGTAGCATTACTTCCAGAAGCAAGTCCACGTGATAATGGTGAATGAATATAATCTTTAGAGTTATGGTGATATGCTTCTATGAGTGCTTCATATTGAGAATAATTTATTGAAGAAGATATTTCTACTAATGATTTCTTTGATTGAATAACTACTTTATCTATGACATTTTTAATTCCTCCAAAATTAGGGAAATTTAATGCTCCTTTATTTGTAAGATTCGCTCCATTATCTAAATTATCATTTGCTACATAAGCGTCTTTAAATATTGTATTGTCATTTTGTTTAATAAGAACTTGTCCTACTAAGTGAAGACTATTAGTTTCTAAAAGAGTTTCTTGTTGAGGAATTGAGAATTTAATTGTGGGAAATCCGTCTTTATGACTCATTCCTCCAGTAAGATTTGCTCCGTCCATAACAACGGGATTATCATTTAGCGGGGATATTGAGAATGGTTTCTTAACAACTGGCATTTTATAAATATAATAAATATTTTTATTTTAATTATTTATTTAAATATTGTGAAATCAATTGTGGCAGTTTCTAATTCTGTGTTTGGTTTATCTGTGTTAGAATCTTTAATAAGAATTCTTAAATTATTTGTTTTTAAATTTTGATTTTTCATTTGTGTAATATAATTTGAAAATGGACTATAAAATCCAGATATAGAACTTCCTACAACGTTTCCGTCTGCGAATGGTTGAGGACAATTTGCTAATAAATTTTTCTTTAATCCTTTAACGTTATTTCTTGTATCTCTTCCTTCAATATTTTTATAATTTTCTAATGGTAATGAATCTAAGAATATTGAAATATCACTGAATCTAAATCTTGCTGTTATATCTTCAATATATATATTCCAAGGTGCTGGTGATGAATAAGCACCATAAATTACTTGACTCTGGTGTGTAGGATATAAGATTTTGCTTAAAAATCTTTCATTTTGTATTAAATCATTATCAAAAGGATTTATCATTCTTCCTATAAATTCTGGCATATCAAGTTGGTATCCTCTCATAATTGTTATAGGATTATCATTATAATTATATCCTATTTGTTCTTTTGGAATTTGAAGCATTTTAATCCTTTGCCACCCATCTTCGGGGCATTGTGCTGATAATATTAAATTAAATGGAATTGCCATATTGACTTGGTCTGCTGTTTGTCCCGCCCCCAGTGTATTTTCAAAATGATTCATAAATCTTTGACTGAATCCTATATTTTGTTCGTGTGAATCATAAAAGACTACGAATGTGTCTTCATAATTAGTTTCCTCATTATTTATAATAAATCCTACTCTAAAATATAATAAATCTTCATCTAAATATGCTGTTGAATCTCTATCAACATCAGTAGGAGGATTAACTGGGTCATAATTGGGATTTTTTCTATAATACATAGCACATTGAATTTCTGGGACATAACCTAGTTCGGAAGTGAAATGACTGATTCTTCTTGCTGATAATAAGGTCATACCAGCAATAGGGTCAGTTGGAATCATATTTTTTAAATCGTCATTAACTCCATTTCCTTTATTCGCCACACGAATCATAACATAATCATTACCCGGGAATGTTGCTATTGGTGGGTCTCCCACAGATGCTTGATGATATTCACCTACTTCAATAGTCAAGAATCCTATAAGACACTGGGCGGGATTATCTGGGTTTGTTGTTGCTGGATTTAATGTTGCTCCGTCAGCACAAGTATTACCAGCACCAGCAGTCTTATCAGTTCCAGCATTAACGTCAGCAGAAGTCGCCCATTCTCTTGAATATAATCCCATTGCTATATTCTCATTACCACCAGCACTAAAAGTCTTTTGAGAAATTTCGTCTAAATTTTTTAATGCTTTTGCTGAAAAAGCACACATACGACTGAATCCTCTTTTTCCTTTGAATATATCTTCTTGAAATGGATATATACCAGAGTCCGCTCCTACACCTCCTCCAGTTATATCTGTTATTTCTGCTTCACCATAATGCCATAAATGAGCGGAACTCATTGCGTAATTATCATAAGTATTTGCTGTTCGTCCCGCTTCATTCGCTTGTTTCTCATAGACAGATTGAATCTCTCCATCTACAACATCAAAATTATAATGAAAATTCTTGCCATTAGCATTATCTAATACTTCAACTATTTTCATTTGATTACCACCATACCAGTCTAATGCTGGTGCTAATGTATCATCATCATTAGTATATATCAATCCAAAAAATAAATCTGTTCCGTCATTGTTTCCATTTTTTAAGGGCAAGTGTTCTAAATAATATTGAGTGTTCCAACCATTTGTAGGAGGGTGAGGTGAGGCATAATCAGCACTTATCAATGAATTTATACCATTTATAAAAGCATTTTGAAAAGTGTAAGCACTATATCGTCCCGCCTTAATTATAAATTTATTTAATCTATCATTTCCTCTATTTAATGTAAGAGTTGCTGGATTGTTAGGAACTCTTTTAGGGATTCCGTCTAAGGGTTTCACAAAAAATTCAGCGTCAGTTTCTAATACTATACCATTTTGTCTTGAGAACTTCGCCCAGTTGAATTGAATTTTGCTGTCTTTATCTATTACTATAGGTTCTTTAAATGATACATTAAAATCACTACAATTCTTCGTTGGTGCTATGATATTGAAATTCATTATATAATATATCACAGATATTTATTTCTTTTTTGCCTTTTAAATTTAATATCTGTCTTTCCATTTTTTCGTCTGCTTATGTAAGTAAGGTCTGGATATTTATTATGAATAAGGTCTGCCATTTTTTCTTGAACCTTATTTCTACCTTCTGTGTCATAATGGTCTTGAAATCCTCCTTTATTAGTCCAGTATTTTGTCTTTATACCATATTGAGTGAATTTATACACTGGTTTGTCCTTTAAGTAGTGTAATATAACTCTTTCAAAATCTTCTTTTTCATTCATACTTAAGGAAATTGATTTATCATTTTCATATCCTAAAAATGAATTTATGATACTATATAATCCAACCTTAACTTTTCCGTTTGAATAATACATATTACTTGTTGAATTAAATCCCCATAAGTTCCCTTTTGATATTGCGAAACATTCATTTATAATATCATTAAGATTTTCAACAGATTCATTATTCATATTTATTAAATCCTCTATATCATCGTCCATTTCAACAATCTTCTGTTTTTCTGGAAACATACTAATAAAATGATTTCTCACACTTAATACTGAACTATTATCACTATCAGTTATAATATTATAATTTTCTCCTTCTTCTACTTGCCAATTAGATTCAACCGACGGGAATATATAAATAATATTATCTGGAATATTATGCTTCCTAAGTAGTGCCAGAGTCTTGTTGCGAATCGCCGTATTTCTCTTATGTGTCGGAATGAGAACCACATAATTATACATAAGTATAATATTTAAATACAAAATATAAAAAAATAATAAACAATGAATCCTAAACAATTCCTCCAGTTCCTAAACCTTGCTCCCCGAATCCTTGTATATTTGCCCCTCCTACAGCACTACCGGTTGGTGGGGAAGACGCTGAGATACTCGCTTTCTCTGCTTTCTCCTTCGCTCCAGACATTAGTTCTTCTGCTAATCCTCCTAAGAGCAACCCAGCACCTAGCAGTTCTCCGCCCGCTCCTATCATACCAGCGTCAATGCCAAGGGAACTCATAACACCTTTAGTCATACTTTCTGCTGAGAAAGTTGCTACACTGCTTAATTCATTTTCAAAAATTTCACCTCCGCTACTTGCGACTTTATCTAGTGCTCCTTTTGCTGTATCTGTTGCTGATTGTGTTATTTCATTCATTTTTGCTGATGCTTGATTTACTCCTTGTTCTATTTGTGATTGTGCTTGGTCTAGTTCTGCTGGTCTTGTTGTAGGTCTTTCTACAGAAGGTGCTGGTTGTATATCTGGGTCTGGTGCTTTTGGTTGTTGTGGTGGTTCTGCTTGTTGTTCTGCTGGAGGTTTTGTGCCGAATAATTCTTCACTCACAGAAGGTTTGGGTGCTGATACTTCACTTGCTTCTTGTATTACTTGAGATTCTTGTTGTGGCGGTGGAACTTGTCCTATTCTTTGACCCGAACCTTCTGCTCCAAAAAATCTTAGAGGAGGTAATTCTGGTTCTGGTTCTGTTATAGTTATGCTGGGAGTTGCTCCTTTATATGATGTATCTTCTGGTTGTAATACAATATTCTCACCTTCTACTTCATCTTCTTCCATACTCTGTGCTGGTTTAGGATTTCCTTCTGGAGGTTCTGGTCTATCTGTTGCTGGTGGTTCTGCTACTGCTCCACCTTGAGGCACACCTTCTCTAGGGTCTCCAGCACCTCCGCCTACTGCTCCACCCGCTTGTGGGTCTTCTCTTGGTGCTAGTGTTTCTGTGCTTCCTTTTCCTCTTAATATATCATTTATATCTTCTAATCTTGATTGTGGTATTTGACCTTGTAATTCACTAGGATTGACACCGATATTTCTTAATTTATCTTCAAAGGATAATGAATTAAATTCTGCTCCAGATAATTCTTTAGGTGCTGAAGGGGGTGGTAATGGTTCAGTTGTGAATCCAGCAGTATTATCATTAGAACCAGTTGGTCTATCACCATTATCTTGTATTGCTTTGCTTATTTGTTTTCCTAAACTCTCACGCTGACCCTCAAAGGGATTGAAATTTTGAGGATTTAATCCTCCGTGTTGATTTGCTAAGAAATCATTTATATTTGTATAATTAGTTCCTCTGCTATCTGTGAATCTGTCTGTTCCTTTCCACATACTTTCTGGAAGTTTCTTTGATACTGCTTTCATTGCCATTCCAGTAGCAGTTATTCCAGCACCCGCTTGTTGTATTTCTTGAATTGCTTTTCCTAGTTTCTGGTTTCTTGCTTGTAATTGTTGAATGGCATTCTCACGATACATATCCATTTGACTCATAGTTGCTTCTCTGTATTTTTCAAGATTAGCAAAATAATTATCTGCCGACGCTGATTCACTCATTTATAATAATATTAAATATTATTTTCTTCGTCTTTTAATTTATTTTCGTCATTATCTTCTTTATCTAATAATGGTTCTTTATTCATATTATCCTCTTGAGTCCATAATATTTCGCCGTGGTTTCTTCTTGCTTCTAAATGTTCTACAGATAAATATAAAAAATCATAAGGTTCTTTCTTTGACTCATTATATATTCTTAAGAATTCTTTTGAACTGCCACCGAAATATGATAATGATTCACTAATTTTTAATAATTCTGCTTCTGGCAAGTGTCCCATAATATAATATGCTGTGGCATTATTTCTTGCTATGACTGAGATATATTTAAAATACTGCGTTGCTAATGCTATACTCAGTTTCCCTTCCACTTCACCATTTCCTATATGTCTGTATCTAGATATAAGTCCGTCAATCTTAGTTGTATTGTTTCTTTTCATAATAGTTGAATCAATAATATCATCAAGTAATAATAAGAATCTTCCATCTCCTTCATCTTTTTCTATCATATCTAATATTTCGTCTAACAATTCTTCTGTGTATTCACTGAATACAAAATCAAAATCCTCAAGCATATATTTATTAACAGCGTCGTTATATGCTGTTGAAGAAATAAGAATCTTAACCTTAAAATCATCACCATAGAACCTTTTTGATAAATATAAATTATTTAATAATACTGACTTACCACTCTTAACTCTACCTACAATAATATGAAAATGGACTGGACTTGATAATGGATATGCTGTCTCACCTTGATTCAATTTGCTATCGTCATAATCTATGGGATATATATTTAAATCTTGTTTTCCTTCTTTAAAATCATTCTTCTCCTTGTTCTTCGGAGTCTTCTTCTCGCTCATTTGTTATATTATAATATTTTAATTTGATTTTTTCTGCTAATTTCTTCCCTACTGCGTGTAAGTCATATACTTCCTCTTCTTCAATATCGTCAAGCATTTCTTTCATTTCTCTCATCTCGCTTAAGGTCTTACACCTATCCATATATTTATATTTTATTTCATTAAATCTGTCTATTTTTTCTTGGTGTTTTTTTTCAAGTTTCCTTTGTAATTCAATCTCTCTTTGCTCTGCGATTGTCTTGTTTTTTTTCTTTCTTTCTTCTTTCATTGTTTCTTGTCTTGTAGGTTTCCCATTCTTAGCGTCTCTCTTTGCTTTGACTTTCGCACGACCTTTTGCTAGTCCGTCTAGTTGTGCTTGTGTCAATTTTCTTTTAGGTTTCTCTTTAATAAATATCTCTTCACTCATAGGCATATATAAATAATGATATATATTTATTTAGAAAATAATCCTCTTTCTTCAATACGTTTTTTATTTGCTAATGCTTTTTTTTTCATTGATTCTATTTCAGCATTTCTCTTTTTTAATTGTGCTATATGTTTATCTAATCTTTTACTTTCTGCTCTCATATCTGCTAGTGAAACCGCTTGTTGTGCTAGTTTTAGTCTTTGTCTTGCTAGTGTCTGGTCTAGGTCAATAACTTTAAAATCTGGTTTCTTGACTTCTTTTGCTCCTTTTAATTTTTTAATTGATTTTGCTACTTTAATTTTTTCTACTAATTGTTTTTGAACTTCTTTGACTTTATCACTTTTTTCTGGTAATTCTGGTTTAGATGTTATTTTCTTAGGATTAGTAATATAACTTCTTTGTTTAGGTTGTTTAGAACTGAATAATACTTTGCCACCTACACCTCTTCTTAATGAATATACTTTCTTGCCACGAAGCATTCCCTCAGTTATTCCAGCAACTTTGTCTGGGTTTGCTTTTGCTTTTTTCAGTGCTTCTTGAAAATCATCAAAGACCGATTCCTTAGCAGAAAAGGCATATCTAAATAAATAACCTTTAGTCCAACCAGATTTAGGAACACCACCATTGCCTTTCTTTTTATCTGGAATCTTAGCAACATACTTCTCGCCCTCTTTATTCTTAAGAGTTTTGAATTGCTCTGCCATATTTATAATATTCATTAAGATTTTTATTTAATGATTTAATTAAAATAGGGAGAAAAGGGAGAGATATTTTTAATCCAGAATTTTTTTTTCCGTGAAGAAATCGCCTCCCTTTCCTCCCTAAGTTATTTCTCATAAAAAAAAATATACATTGATATATATGAATACTAATCTATATTATTACTGGCATAGAGGAGAACACGATATACCAGAATTATTCAAAGAGAATATTGATACTTTTAAAAAAATGAATCCTCAGTTCAAGATACATATAATTGATGATGAAAAATTTGAATCTGTGTGTAAGCAATACCAGACTTGGTTCTCATACTGGAAAAGACTTAATCCTAAATTTTATGGAATGAAAAGCGATTTTGTAAGATATGTATTATTATATCACACTGGCGGATTATATATGGATATTAAGAGTCAATTAAAAATTCCAGTTGAAGAATATATTGCTGATTATGGGGACAATCAAAATGTCTTAATATCAGCACACAATTCACAGAAAAATTGGAATCATATTGATAATATTGAATATAGAACAACACCTCTATATGTATGTACATCTAAGCATAGATTGCTAAGAGATATTCTTGATAAGGTCTGTGCTAATATTGAAAATTATAAAAAAGATTATTCTTATTCATCACAAGGCGAGCGTGTAAGAAGACTTACTGGACACTATAATATAAGATTTTGTGTTGATAAATTTAATTATAATGATATTAAAATTATTGACCCTAAATTAGTTCATAAATATTATATAACTTGTAGAGGATTTAAGGGCAGACAGACTGATAAGGAAAAATTATATGGAACAACTTATTATTCAAAAATCAAAGAACCATTAGTTCTTTAAGTAATATAAAAATAAATACATAATATATATGGTTATTTGTCAAAGTCTATGGATAGGCGATAAATTATCTTTAATGGAATATGGTTGTATTAAATCATTCTTGAAACACGGATATGAATTTCATTTATATGTATATGGTGAAGTTGAGAATATTCCAGAAGGAGTTGTAATCAAAGACGGAAACCAGATTCTAAATAAAAATGATATATTCAAAGAACACGGAAGTATCTTACCTTTTGCTGATTTATTTAGATTTAAAATGCTTTATTTATGCGGAGGTTGCTGGGTTGATTTAGATATTATATGCTTGAAACCTTTTGACGAAATGCTTACAAAAGATATATTATTTAGTAGTGAGAGAACAATGAAGAAAGGAGCATATAAAAGTAATAATCCTACTTGTCCCTCAATAAATTTTATGTATTCAAAGAAGAATAAGGAAATCATATTTGAAGAACTATATTTAATGTTATTGTATAAAAAAGGCAATATGAGAAATGAATTAGAAGGAATGAAGGTTATTAAGGAATTCTTCAAAAAGAAACACCCAGAATTAAAAGACAATATACTACCACCAGAACACGTGAATAATATGGACTGGTGGCATTATCAAGAATTTTATTTAGACAAAGAATTTAAAATGAAATATGGTGTTGAACCTAACTTACCTATAACTCAAGGATATATGCTTCATTGCTGGAGAAATATGTTCCGCAGATTTAAGAACAGAAAAGGATTATATTCACAACTTACATTTAATAAACCAGTTGTAGGTTCTTTATATGATACTCTTATTGAAGAATATATGGAAGATTATACATTTGATTATACTTATTAGTTTCACGTCAAGCATTCCATAAATATCTTCTAGCATAATAATTAGCACTATTTTTATCATTAGCAGTAAGTTTTCCTTGCTTATTTCTTATACCCCCACTTCTTTGAAGATAGTTCTTACGGCGAGCGGGGTCTTTATGTTTCGTGAAATCACTCATATTAGCGTCCCCAAAATGTATTAAGGATTTTCCGCCAGATTTATTTTTAACATAGACCATTCCTTTTTTTCCTTTTTTATCACTTTTATAAGGTCTATATAATGTTTTATTGATTTTAAAATTTGCTGGTGCTTTTCTTAATGTAGGCATTTTAATATATATATTTATTTTTTTTTTATAAAAAATATATTATATATATTATATAATGGTTAGCAGAAAAGATAATCCAGATTACAAGAAAGTAATGATTAAGAATAAGAACGGCAAGTCTATGACAACTTACAAGAAAATAAAAGCAACAGACGAAACTGGGGCAAAGAGAAAAGCAAGACCCAAAGTGGCAAAAAAAGCAGTAGCACCAGCAGTTAGTGGCGGAGCATTATATACACCACCTACAGACCAAAATAAACCAATCACTAAACCTAGTGCTGGAGTGGCACAATCAGTCAAAGCAAGTATGCTTGATACAATGGAAGGTCTATCACAAAAAGAGATAGACAGATTAAATAGAGTGAAAGCAAGAGTGGCACAAGTGAGGAAATCACAAGCACCTAAACGAGGGGGTGGAGGTTATTAAATAATGAATTTTTATGGATAGTTTGATTGATATTATTTGTTTTTATTCCAATACAATTTGTAAGGTCTTCCTTCAAAGGAAATGGAATATTATATTTTAATTTTTGTTTTTTATATTTTTCATAATCAATGAATATGCTTTTAGCATATACTTTATGAATCTTTGTGAATTCTGCTGGAGAACAAAGTTCTTTAGCAAGAGCAAAGTATCTTATAGCACGCATAAATTTTCTCTTATTCTCAGTAGTGTGTGTATCACCATTGAAGAATGATAGACAATCTTTCATAAATACATTGTCTTTAGGCATTTTAAATACTGATAAATTAGGTTGTGTGTCTAATGCTCTGTTGAATTCAGTTGTTATAATGATTTTTTTTTTAGGCAATGGTTTCATAAGAAGTGTATCATTGCTTATGAAAATAGTATCAACACTCTTACACAAGTTCATAACGAACATAAATATTTCATTATGTTCGCATATTGTTCTTGCGTCAATATAATCCATATCTTCAATGTGAATATAACTATATATATCCACTTCATACCCCATACTTTCCCACGATTTTATATTCATTTTAATTGAATCTGTCATTCTGTCATCAATAAGAGTTGAGACTTTTTGTTTCTCGGGCATATTGATACTAAATACATTGTCGCCCACACTTATAAAAGGCGTAGATTCTTTAAATGATTTTTCAAAGGTTTCTAAAATATATTCTTCAAAGGACATACCATTAGGAACTTTAGGAATCTCATTCAAAAGTAGAGTCGGTGTATATGCTGGGAAATGAGACACTGGGTCTCCGTGTATCTCCTTAAAATCATTCCATACAATCTGTCCCTTTTTTGCTGTATAATATATAGCATTATTGTCGCATTTGTCTTCAAGATATTTAAATATTGATTCATTGTTATTATTTACAATTATTTTATAATCTATCTTATTTTCGCACTTTTCAAAATTCTCTCTTATATAAGAAACAACGCTTATTCTGTTGCCTTCAATTTCAGTATTACAATGATGTCTATGAACGTTTACAAAAAGTAAGTCTTGTGGTTTTAATTCAATTCTCATTCTATAATTAGGCAGACAAAAATCACCTCCTTTAAAATCACCCATACAACTTATAACACCTATTCCATTTTGATAATCTCCTTTATCTGTGTGAATTGCTGTGCGAAAGTTCTTGTTTATGGTTAGAGTTGTGAATACAGAGTCTCCTATTTTCTCTTTATTCTTTAAGAAATTCTTGTGTGCTGTATATTGTTTAGGACAATATTCTTTCATTTTATTGCTTATTTTTTCAACATAGGGAATAAGTTGTTTATATTTTTCAAAATTCTTCTGTGTGAATGAAGTAAGACGGCACTTAGGAGGATTGCTTATATATTTTCTACAATTTATATCTGCTTTATCAAAATATCCTACCATATTGCTATGAACTGGATTACTGATTCTGTATCTTGCTTTTGGATTTTTTGGATTTGTTCTTTCTAATGAATATTTTGTTTTTTGTTTATATTCATTTTTAATTGCTTCAATATTGTCTTTTTTTCCCCACCCTACAAGATTCCTATCAACAATTCCAGCAGACGCTCCTCTGTTTGTATTAAGATTACTTTCTGCTACTTCGTCCATTATATCATATAATTCAAAGTCTTTTTCGTCAAAGACATCGGGAATAAGATAAAATAATAAATCACCATTTTCATCATATCCTTTCTTAGCAGTTCTGTCATTAGTATTTATAACAAAATCAACGTTAGAGTCTTTCATATATTCAGCAATAAATTGTTCGTATTTATTATGAGTCATTTCTGGATAATATTTAGTCATTATTTATACTACTATATTTTTATTTGTTTGTTCTACCTTATTCTCCACTATTTTATTCTTATTATCAGCAACCTTGTCATTCTCGGGACGTTTATCTATATCCCCTATATGATTTGGAATAGTGAGTGGTCTAACGATTTTCAATATAACACTACTATTCTCCTCTAAACTAGGAGCAGTCAAGTCTGGTTTTAATACCTTAATTTTAATGCTATTTAAGACAACTGGATTTTGAATTGTATGAACTATTTCATTTCTAGTTTGTATAAAATCTTGTGAAGAAAGATTTGATATAGGGACAACTCCTAACAATGATATAGGTGTTCCCCTTTTTATTCTATCTTTATATCCGTCAATAATATTACTTGTTATTAAATAATAACCTTGTTCGCTCAGTGTAGGAAGTGCTGACGCTGTGATTGCTTTTCCTTGAGTTTGGACTGGAACACACGTAACGGATTGATATGGAGAACTAGTATATCCTCCATTATTATTAAATGGAATTGTTCCTCCAGCGGGGTCTGCTTGTGGGAAAGGATTTTTTGAAGAACTATCACTTTGATTAGCGTATACTGTTCCTACGTCAAAGTTAGAATATACACGAGGTCTTGCGTCTTCTAAATCTGGATTAGGTTTAAATTGATTTATATTAAATGCTGATGAAATTGTTGATATAATTGAAGGATTAAAATCTGCTTTAGTTGTTGCTCCTCCTAATCTTTCTCTGTTAGTTGTATCTTCACCAATATAATTACACATTTCAAAATTGTCTGGGTTTTGTAAGGCATCATAACTGAATCCTAATTTATGCCATAATGTTTTTTTCCAAGCGTCTCTTGATTTTTCTTTGCTACTAAAATGTTCGTCCCAGTTCCAAAGACCTTGAGGTAAGTCTTGTTGTGAGAATTGTGTTCCGTCTTTCTTATTTATATCTCCTTCTGTTTCTGCGACTTCAACTGCCCAGTTCATAATAAATATTCCTCCTATTCTTTCTTGTGGTGATTCAATATTAGTCATAACTGATTGTGATACTCTTGTTCCGTCTTGTTCGTTGTCTGGTGGAGGATTTTGTTTCACAATTGCTCTTTCGTCATTTAATCTTTTAGTCAATACACCTTCTAATCCCGCTTCTGGTAATGGATTGCCATAAGGGTCGTGAGACATAAATCTGTAAGGGAAATGAAGATTATTTATTTCAAAGGCACTAGATTCTGTATTCCAGTTGAATGTAATCTCTGGAGCACCGACATATACACCTTTATATTGTGGGTCATAATTATATGAACTAGCATTATTGCCAGTTTTAAAATCAACGTTTCGCATAAGGTGAAATAAGGGTTTAAAATTTGTTTGATTTGTAGGGTCAAGAGTTCCTCCACCAGTGTTTCCTAAAAAGGTTGTTTGCTTACGATAATCCCAGTTGCTACTTCTCTTAATATAACCATCTATCTTATCTGGGTCTGGCGGAATAGGAGGAACAGAATTTTTATTAACTGCTTGTCCGTCATCACGGAATTGTCCGTTATTCCATTCATTTATTCTTATATGAGTTTCTCTACAATCATTCCAATCACTAGGTTTCATAAAAAATAATGGTTGCCATCTGTCTTCTACAGAATCAAGTTCTCCGTTATTAGGGTGTGCTGTTCTTGACATTCTATAAAAAGGAGTGCGGAATACTGGGAATCCAGCGGGAGCGGTTGTCGGGTCGAACTGCCTCCAATAATTTAAGGTCATTCTATCATTTCTATAATTACCAGAAGAATCGGCAAAGGATTGAGGGAAACAATTACTCATTGTAAGTGTTCCGTCATTCTCAAGAGTTCCTCTATAAGTTCCTTCAGTCTTTTTTTTTCTTATAAAATCTGTTGTGAAATCTTTATTTTTTACATTAACTAATTTTCCATTTAACTGGTCTTCTATAAGTTTTGCTATTTCTTCTACAGCATAACTCCCCGCTGGGATTGAAATCTCTGTTTCAGCGACGTGAGGTGAGATTGTTCCATTATCTCCCGCCCAAGTTTGTCTATATAATCCCCTATCTTCAGCATATTTAGTTATTTTAACAGCACACAAAGGAAGTTCAGTTCCTCCTATATCTTCCATTCTTTTAACACCAAAATAATCTCTTGCTGGTGGATTGACTCTTGAATTATCCCAGTCTCTTTTAAATGTAGCATAATCTCCACCTCCTCCTCCAGCACCTACATCTCTTATAGTTTTTGTGAATAATTGATATGAACCTTGAAAGGGTCTTGATTGAGAGTTAGGAGCAAAATGAGGACTATGAGTTATATAATATCCATATCTTATTGTTGTTGTTATATCATCATCAATAACAATTGTGCTTCCGCCAACACCTCTTTTATTTATGAATGATTCTTGAATAGACACTTGTGTTCCCGCTGGGAGCATAAGTGCTTCATCTTGAAGTTTAAATTCCCATTCATTAGTATTTTCGTCGCTTTTAATTGAATTAGACCGATTACAATCTATATAGAGTATATCTGCCATTTATATAATAACAGATAATAAAAATATAAAATATATTTAATAATGAAATTTGCTTGTTGTAAGAGGATAAGAAACTGGTTTAGATGTAGGTGTAGAATGGTTTGTTGCGAAACAGATATGGATTGTGAAAATGATTCTTATTTAGATAAGGGAGAAAAGGGAGAGGATTTTGTTGAGATAAAAAAAAATATTCTCAAGCATTCTGCCTCCCTATCCTCCCTCCCTTAAGGGTGAAATAACTTAATAACTAACCATAACATTAGTTCCCATAGGTGTTGATTTAATATTTGCTGTTTTTGATACAAGTAAGTAATAATCTACTTCAAGAGCAGTATTAAGTGCTGGTGTAAGACCAGCAACCGCTCTAGTTCCTTTTCTTTTATATTTCCAGATTATAGGATATGCTCCTATAGTTCTTCCACTGCCTATGATTCCGTCATTACCATTACTTAAATCTAGACATAATGGTTTATATTTTCCTAGTGTGCCTCCAGAATTAGTTCCTAATCCATTATATATAGTATTATCATCATTAAAATAAATTGGTCTAGGAACTTGAATATCATTTCCTAAGCAATTTGAGGTTTCATCATATTGAGAAGTTGGTCTAAATTTAAATTCTGGAAATACATCAACTCCAGCAATATTGACATTATATTCTTCTTGATTGATGCCATCAATTCTTTGATGTAAGAATAAGGCATTACCACTGGCAATACCTTGTGCTAATTGTTTAGTCATATAAATTTTATGAACTTCTTTATTATCTGCTCCGATTCTGTGTTCTACTTCTTGAAGAACTCCGTTAGCGTGTGCTGGGATTTGTTTCTCAACCTTAACTGAATCAAAGAAAGTAAGATTTAATCCTCCTTGTTTATTAGTCATTGCTCTATCTTTATTTTGAACTTCTGCTGGCATAATAATGTAATCAACTTGTAATTTAACATCTGTAGGAACAACACTATTGCTGACTGCTTCTAATCCTTCATTTTGATTACCAGCACCTCCTACTTGTGAGATGTCATTGATATAAGTTTTAGCATCGTGAAATTCAATTGTTATAAGAATTCTGTAATCTTGAAATAAGAATAATGGCAGAGTTCTCCCTTTGAGGGCGGGGAATAATACACCGAGAGGGATTCCCATTTGAATATTATTATTTGCGTCTCCTAAGATACGACAAGAATTAACAACAGCACCATTATTATTATTTCCTACATCACCTATATTTATTCCGCTTCTTATTTTATCACAACCGATTGTTCCGTTTCCGTGTGTTTGGGCGTTTCCTAGGGTTGTTGCGTCAGCACCAGTGGCAACTTTATAATGAAGTTGGTTTTGATAATACCAGCAATCAAAATTGTTTCTTACTTGTTCGTTTTTCCCTATGAAATTCATAAGGGTCATTAACTTATTTGCTCCATCTACATCATTTATAACAAAATCACCTACTTGAAATATGGCACGTCTTATAGCACCGAGACCTCCGTTGAAAGAATTGACTCTGTGATTATTAGTGAAAGCATTTTGTTGTAATTTAAATAATAATAATGAGTTTTGGTCTAAATATCCCGCTTGGTCTAGGCGGAAGACGAATTTTTTTGACTGAGAACTGATTGGTTCAAGAGTATCACTTCTAATATCCATTAACATAGGGGAATCGTTGATTGAGTAATCAGTAAGGGTATTCATTTTATAAATAAATATAATATTTTATTTTTAAAATATTATAATTAAATCAAAAATAACTAATTAGATTTTGCTTTTTTGTTTTTATTCTTTTTAATAAATATATTCTCAATATTTAATTTTGGTTCTTTGGGAACTTTATTAAAAGGGTGTTTTTTATCATTTAATACTTCAGCATATTGCCTTAATTCTTTATTGTCTGGTTTCTTTTCTAGATTATTCTTGTGTGCGACCTTAACAACTTTATTTGGTTGAAATTTTTTCATATATTATTTAATAAGAAGTTTTTCCCATTGCTTTTGTTTTTTTCATTCCCATTGGTTTAGGTCTAGGTTTATCTTTATTATTGCTTTTCTTAATTGCTTTTTTTAATGCTTCGGGGAGTTTTTTCTGTTTCTCTGTTAGTCCTTTATTATTACTTCCACCTTCCGCTTCAGCGTCCAGTTTTTTCGCTTTATTGTGTGCTCTAGTGAATGACATACCTTCTTTAACGAACTTAACCATATTTCGCATATGCTTACCTCTCATTCCACCTTTATGTTGTTTAGAGTGTTCTTTGAGTCGTGCCATCATTTTGTCGTCAATCATATAATAAATAACAATATTATTTTTTTTTAATTTCTTTTTTTTTCGCAGTTTTCCCAGCAAGTTCGTTTTTATCTACTTTCGCTGCCTTACCTCCCGTAACGGCACTATAGACTCTTGCCATCGCCCATTGTTGTTTTCCCATTTTTGCTGAGCGTGGTGCTGAAGGTGCTTTCGCACCACTCTTAAGTCTTACACTAGCAACGTTCGTTTTCCACGCCCCAATTCCTTTATTATAAATTTTTTGAAGTCTTGCTCTAGGGATTCCAGTGAGTTTTGCTATTTTAGTAAGTGAATTACTAGTGCCTTCTGGTTGTTTAAATTTTCTATTGAATTTTTCTTTGTGAGAACTCATATATATTTTGATATAACTTTTTTTAAAAGTTTTTTAATAAATCACTTGAACTCCCGATTGAGTTGTTGTTATAACCTTTTTGCTCCATACAAAAGTATTGACTCTTAAATTCTGTGGTCTAGCACCGCTGAATCCTACACGGATTTCTGGTTCAGCATTTCTTAAATCAAAGACAAAATCTCCTCTTGCTAACTCTCTACATACTAACTGAGTATTCACATAATCTTCTAGTTTTCCTCTTTCATTGCTTCCTAGTGATAATACTGGTGTGTTTATTGAATTAAATGATTTAACTAATTCATTAAGATTTAAGACTCTATCAGCGTGTCTTTGTGGATTGTATGAGCGGAGAGGATATAATTTATTATTTATGAAGAAGACAATATCATTTAAATATCCAGTTGTGAGAGCAGTTGAGTCCATAACTCCAGTATAATATGTCTGTGTTGCTACGTCTCTTTCTTTTGAAGCATCATACATCATACTCATAATACATTTTGCTTTACTTGCTACTGAATGAATAGGGATTTGGTGTCTAAGACTTGTTGTTGGAATATTATCTAAGAATAAATCATAAGTGGTGAATTCATAATTTAAATTGCTTGTTAGTGCTTTTGCTTGTTGAGCGGTGGGTGCTACAACACATAATCTATATTCAGTTCCAGTGATTTGATATACTGGGTCTACGGCATCTCCATTGCCGAAGTTGCCTCCGTTTGTTGTGCTTGTATTCACTAAGAGTAGGGCGGCGGCGGTCGTTGCTCCGATATTACCTCCGCTAAGGGTGATTGTAATCACACCAGCACCATTATCAGCAATAGCAGTTACAGTTCTATATGTATTAACAACACCGCCACCTCCGCCGATTTCTGCTCTTAATACAACTTGATTACCTACTGCGAATCCACATCTGTCTATTGAGGAAGCATTTGTTATAACAAAGTCAGTATCTCCGCCACCTCTTAAATTTAATAATGCTCCAGTTTGAGTGAGTGATACATTATGAACTCCGTCTGGAGACCCTACTGCTGATTTATTGATAGGAAGTCTTTGTAAGGCAAGATTAGCGTCAGCAAGTATCAATTCAATTCTTAATCCTCCCATATTTAAAATTGGAATCAATCTTTCATCGTCCCAGTGTCTAAATATACCACAACGGAGAGGGATACAATATCTTTTTTCCATAAAATTAGCATTACCATTTTCATCTACGGGACTTAAGTTTTGATTAGCAAGGAATCTTGTATCTGGAAGAGAAGGAAATCTGTGGAATACATTTCCTACAATATCTTGGTGAGTTGCTTCACAAGGAAGTCTTACACCTTCTTTAATTGCTAATTGTGTTTTATCGTCAGTTTTATATTGATTTTCAAGAGCAACCCATTGATTATAATTATTTAAATTCTCAAGTAAGATTCCAGTTTCTTTTGAATAAATATTTATTTGTTGTATAAGACTATGTGCCCCCGCTTGACCTAGACAATATCTTGAATTATCACTAGTTTTATTTACAACATCTAAGATTAAATAGGAATCTCTCTTAATATAACCTATATTAGGTTCAATATTATAGATTATTTTTTGACCGGGATTGAATACTTCTCCATTCTCGGGTTTTATGGAGATATATTTAGAGTTCATAGTTGAAGCAATATTTCCAGCAGAATTATTATCAGTCGCCATTTTATAAATTATAATAAGATTTTATTTTAAAATAAAAATAAAATATAATTTAAATGAGAGATTTTAATACATCAATAAATACAACATTATCCAGAAATGATTTAGCAACTAATTTTTCCTTAACTGCTAATAAATTTGAGACATCTTCAGTTGATTGTTATAATTTTGATAATTTTAAAATATCAGTTCATTCTACAATAGACTTAACAATTAAATTAAAATTTCATTTCCACGATTTAAGAACACCTAGTCTTGATAAGACATATAATTATACTGCTAATAGTTATTTATTTAAAAGTGATATATGCGAAGGAGAACAAGTCTTTATGGAATTTGATACTGGAGGTGTTGCCTTAAGTGCCACAGATACAATTAAAATTCATATATTCTTTAATAAAAATAGCGGTCATTTAATAACAATATAATTAAATGAAAAAGAAAAAAAAATATTTAATTAAATATTATTATTTAATTTAACAAAATAGGGAGGAAAGGGAGCAGTTTTTTTTATCTGTGAATTTTTTTTCCGTGAAGAAATGCCCTCCCTTCCCTCCCTTCCTTAAGGAAATTTCTTGCCGTCTAGCATAATATAATCCATTTGAAAATCTTCTCTGTATTGTTGAGTAAGAACACCACAAGAATGAATATCTGGTTCATTATATTTTTTTTTAATATATTCTCTCAGTTCATCTTCTCCGTCTCTTTCACTGGCGAAGAAGTCCTCCTTGCTATTGAAGAAAGTCATCACTCCCATATCAAAGAACCAGTATATGAAATATCCTTGCTCCGTAAGAATATCATAAGTAGTGTTGTATGTGAATCCCTTATTTCCGCTCATTATTCTATCTCTTGTTGCTTTGAATCTTGACTCAAAATCAAAATCAATTTTGTTTTATAAGATATGAAGTCTATCAATAGATTGCTGAGACTTTGTAATTCACCGACACTCCAGAAGACTGGGATAATGAAACCTTCACGAAAGGTGGGACAAAATCCTTTAATATTAAAATCTTAGCATTTCCACTATTAAATTCTTCTGTATGGGATAAATCAAAATTATAGTATGTGCCTCCGCTACTTGTCGCCCATTGAGGAGTTATAAGTAAGGCACTGCCAGCAATAGTGCTTTCAAAGACAACTGATATTTTCCCCTTATAGGGTTTTGATTCAATTGTTATAACACTAGTGTTTGTAGGTGTGGCATTCGGCACTGCTAAGGAGGCATCAATAACATCATTTTCTAATGGTTGATTCATCATTACTTTACCTTCACTATCCGCTTTGATAAATATAGATGCGTTATGGTCTGTTATATCTGTTCGTGCTTTGAGAGTTGTTGCCATACTGCGACCAGACCCCGAAGCGTGCTGAGCGTTGAGACTACTGCTTAAATCTTCTAATTTAAAATTTGGTTGATTTGCTATATCTACTTGCTGGTGTCCGTTGGCATCTGCTAAGAGAAATACACCAGTTGTATGGTCTGCTATATCTGTTCGGCATCTTGGCATAACTGATACAGAGTGTCCGCTATGATTTGCGTGTTCTCCATTACTGCTATTTGCTGGATTTATATTTATACTATTTATAATATTTGCCTTTATATTACCACTACCATCTCCATTTATACTTGAACCATCTGTGCCTTTGATATTAGTTCCAGTTATTAGTGAATCAAGTTTGCCTTCAATTCCATCTACATATCCAGCAAGAGTGAGGAATCCAGTGTCAGTTGTATCAAGACCAGTTTTCAATGCCCCATTATGAACTTTGACTTCGCTTAAATGATTAGTATTATCTCTGCCGACAATCTTATTATGACTCATATAAATAAGGAGGAGATTTTAAATTTCAAAAAAAATTATATTTTTCTAAATTACTTAAGGTTATTTCTCAGTAGATATATAATAATGGGAGACTCTTTGAGAGACGAAATCGCACTTGATAATGCCTATGAGCGTCTTCAAGAAATAAAAAGCAATGCTAGGAAACATTCTAAATCATATTATCAGCGGAACTATACATACTGGGAAGGAATGACTGAGGTTGAAAGAGCGAAAGTAGAGAAGAATATTATGGAAAGAAAATTGAGAACAAAAGCAAGATATAATAACAACAAAGATTATTACAAGCAGAAACAAAAAGAATATAGAGCAAGGAAAAAAGATAGTGAGTCTAGTGAAGATGACTTACCTATAATAAAAAAAAAATTACCTAAAATAATAAAAAAGAAGAATCCAGTAGCAGTGGTTCATTTTAACTAGGAGGTTGTTCTGTATATTTAGAAACAAAAATATCAACTGGAGTATCATTAAATTGACAATGACTTGAGCGACTTGTTTTGAAGTCGTGATTTATTTTTCTAGTTTCATTCCCGTGGTGATGTAGTGTGGGAACTCTACTCTTAACTATTCTTCCAGTTCCTCTCCTATTGGAGGAGAATTGTCTCTTTGTTCTTCTACAAGTCCAGCAAAAGGGACATTCATAATATATTTTATCTATACTTACATATTTAGCGGGCACTAATAAACAACTATTATTACTCATATTATAGATAATCGGTTATTTCTTAAGTGATTTATAAAATATATATTTATAATATTAGACATAACCTCCCTATAGGAATGTTTTTTATATGAGAAATAATAAAATTGATTTTAAAAATCACCTAAAGAATTATGATTATATATTAGATAATGAATAACACAAAAAAAAAAATCACTAGAAAATTCAAGGTCAATGGTGCTGAGAAGAAACCGCTAGATATTATCCAGTTCTGTTCCAGCAATGGACTGCTGAGGATTCATACAAGATTCTTTTACAAGAATGGGAAGAAGACACCTTGTTATATCAGCAGAATAAAAATCAGCAATAATGATTTCGTGTATTCACCTAACTTCGGTGTTCCTTTTTATAAATGGGACTCAAAAATGGTGTCAGCACATAATCGCTGGTTAGCAGAACACGGAAAATTGAGTGAGTGCGACGGAGTTATTATTCTCCTATACAACACTCAGTTCATTATGGTTGATACTGATGATAAGGACGCTGAGGATTTTGTTATAGGATTGAATGAGTTCAATGGAGCACCTATTACAAAATCTTTGACGAAAAAATATGGCAGACATAGATATATCAAGATTGACAAGTCTGGAAACTATCAAGCGGAATTGAAGGTGAATAATATGGAACTTGATATTATTACTGAATACGCATTTGAATCTGTGAATAGCAAGGTGGAGAATCTTGCTTGTGTGTGTGAAATGACAATTGAGAAATTTAATTCAGTTCTCAATATTCAGTTGAGAGAGAAGGACTTAAATGCTCTTGAATCTTCAATTCACACACACAATAATAAGAAGGATAAGAAATTTAAGATTAAGGATAAAATCCGCAACAATTTCTTAAATGAGGACGAGACCATTCCTCGGGAGATTCTCATTAGAATGATTGAGGCGTTGAATCCAGAGTGCTTCGGTTCTTATACACACTGGTTTCGGTTGTTGTGTGGGATTCACAATCAAGCACTAAATCAAGAAGAAGACATAGAATATATGGGATTATTCATAGAATTTATGAATAAACACCCTAGTGCGACTGCGGACTGGTATCGTGAGAATGTGAAGACTTGGAAAGATATAACAGATAATCAACTAGACACAGATAAAATGGTGAAGTCTGGGTCTCTCTGGAAATATCTCAAGGAACAAAATGAAGATGTCTTCATACAACTGAAGAGACTTCGCCGTCAGCAGATTGACCCACCTTCATTCAATAAGATTTCTTCATACAAGAAACAAAAAGAATTATTTGAGAAGGATTGTTTTATTGTCAAGAGTGAGAAACCTACTTATTGTGAAATGGACTGGGTTGAAGCACAACTGAAGGAGCGGTCAATGGACGCATTTAAACAGAATTTTATAAATCTTAATTCAGTGATAGAAACTACTGACCCGAAAGGGAAGAAAAAAATGATTATAAAAAATTTCTGTGATTTGTGGATTACAGACCAGAATCGCAGAGAATATGATAGAATGAACTTTGTTCCGCCTCCTCGTGAATGTAATCGTTATACATACAATTTATATGACGGATTATTCATTGACGATGTTGAAGACGAGCAGTTTGAAGAAATGAATGAAGAAGAACGCATAGAGAAGATTGAGAGAGTTCTCGCTCATTTATATTATCTGTCTGGGTGTGATAAGAAATCTTATGATTATTTATTAAAATTATTCGCATATAAATTACAATATCCAGCATATCTGCCTAAAGTCCAGATTGTCTTTCGGTCAGTTCAAGGTTGTGGGAAGAATGCTTTTCTTGACTGGTTCGGCAATAAGATTCTCGGCAATAAATATTATGCTTGTTCTTCTAATGCTGAAGATTTTGTAGGACAATTCAATTCTGCTGTGAAGGGGAAATTGTTAGTTGTCTTCAATGAAATGGACGGCAATGCTGGATATAAATATTCTGCTAGGTTGAAGGAGTTCGGCACTGAAGAAGAAATTTTTCACGAGAAAAAAGGCATTGATAGGAAGAAGATTAAGAATTGTATGCTGACTTGTTTCGCAACGAATAAGAAGAATCCAGTGTGTATTGAGGTGGGTGATAGAAGATTCTTTGTTGTTGAATGCTCGGATAAGGTTTTATATATAGAAAATTATTTTGAGGATTTATTTGAAGACTTAGAAGACCCTCTTGTGGCAAAATGCTTTGCGTGGTATTTACGGGACATTATTGAGATTGAAGAAGATTACAATTTCAAGAGACACAGACCTATCACAAGAATATACAAAGAACTTCAGTTTCGCAATAAATCTGTTATTGTGAAATTTGCTGAATGGTTTGTGTCTGGGAAATGCCTTGAAACAAAATACGATATGACAAAGTTGTGGGATTTGTTCTGTGAATTTATGGACGAATGGAGACTCAAGAATAAACTAGATAGACCCGCATTTGAGAATTGTCTCAATGAATATGTCTATACTGGCAGTGAAGAGAATTTATCTAGCAGAGATATTAAGAAGATTATTCGCAAGAAGAAGATTTCCAGATATGTCTATCAATTCAATATTCCCAGAACAAAGAATCTTATAGAATCATTTGATTTAGATAAGGATATTGATTTTAGTGATTGCTCGGAGAGCGAGAGTGAAGAAGAGTTCTTAGATTAACTTAAATGAAAAAATAAAATTGATTTTAAAAATTATTTAAGGTTATTCCTCAACAGATAAATAACAATGCCAGCAACAGACACAGATATGATTGAATATTTTAAAAATTATTATAACAAGGATAATGATTTATCCCTAGATTATGAACTTGAAGAAATCATAGATAATCTTCCAGTGGGAAAGATGGCAGATTATCTTCTGGGTGTTTTTCAAGAAGGATACAAAGAACGTGTTCGGAGACTTGAATGCGAACTTGAAATAACAAAATTAAAATGGGAACTTAGACTTGTGAAGAATGAATTATTTGACCTTAATGAAAATACATCAAAGAAACTTACAGAAATAGCAGAAGCAAAAGCAGTTATTAAGAAACTGAGAGACCATATTTCTCATAAGAAACCAGAAATTATAAATGATACTATTGATGCTTATGATAAAATGATTGCCAGTCGCAATCAATAATTATTTGGATTTGATTTATTTATTATATTTTTTTATTTTATATGCCTTGTTATTTTTGCGAGACAGAACCTAGAGAATCTACTTTTGGATATTGGTGTAAGGAATGCCGAGAACTCAAGAATATATGTAATGTATATGGATTTAAAAGAAGTTTAGATATATTAAAGAAATGCTGTATAAGAAATGAAGAACAACTAGAAGCAAAGATAGAGAATCATAAGAATAGTCCCGCTAATGAAATTATAACTAGGAGCAAGTCTGCCGAGATTAAATCAAAGTCCCCATATATCGGACACAGAGATTAAGGGAGGGAAGGGAGGGCAATTCTTCACAGAGAAAAAAATTCACGGAGGAAAAATCTGCTCCCTTTCCTCCCTATTTTTATTTATCTATATCTATAATCTATTGTATGTTTTAAAATCTTAAATCATAAAATTGATTTTGATTTTGATTTAAGAATAACTCTCATAAGATACATAACAATGACAATTAACGCTGATACACAGAACGCTCTTGTTGAAGATAAAGATTTTGTTCCAGACTGCGGAGACAGCAGTGATAGTGATGAAGAATATGATTTCTGTGCTTATGATAAGGAAGAATCATATATAGTGAAAATCACAACTGCTGGAGGCGGAATGATGAATGGGAACGCTTATCAATATGTTGAACTTCATTACAAGAACAAAGATGAATGGGATTGTGGTGAGAACTTTGACAAAGCATACTTAGTTGAAGTCGGTCAAAATCC